ACGGGCTGTCGCCAGACGAGGTCGAGATCGCGGTGGCGCCGGACTGGCTGGTCGCGGCCATAGATGCCCTCGTCGCAGCCCATGGCGGGGTTAGTCACTCCTCAAATGGAACCGGAAAAATTAACATGCCCTCGCCGGCGGCTGCCTACGACGGCTTTGGCCACCAGGTCGACGGGCGCGAGGAATACATGCGCGACCTGATCTGGGCAGCCGTAGTGGACTGGCGGCGGGAGTGCCCGATCAAGCCGTCGGAGGCCGAGAGCCACGCCAAAATGGTGGAAAAGTATGGGGTCTATGAGCAGGGGGTGTCGCCCAGGGTCTATGAGGCAGCCCTGACCAAGACCCAGATGCTCGACCGCGAGGGCAGGGGCCCCGGCCTGTTTCATGTGAAATGGCAGGGCGCCATGCGGCGCTGGGACGACAAGGTCTTTGAGGAGGCCAAGCAGCCCGGTAAATCGAGTAATTACCGGGCCGACTACACCGACGAGCTCAAGGCCGAGCCCAAGGTTGACCCCTTAACCGGCCAGCCGCTGCCGCTGATCCTGACCGATGTCGAGTTCCTCAGGGGGTATCGACCCCCCGATTACCTGGTCGATGGGCTGGTACAAAAGGGGTACCTATACAGCCTCACCGGGCCTACCGGGCACGGCAAGACGCCGATCAGCATGCTGATGGGGTGCAAGGTGGCGCGCGGGCTGCCCTACCATGACCACCCGGTGAGCCAGGGAGGCGTACTATTCCTGGCCGGCGAGAACAGCGACGACATCCGCGCCCGCTACATCGCGATGGCCGACCATGAGGGGTTCGCGGTTGGTTCTATCCCGTTTTATTTCATCGACGGGGTGGTCGACATCGGTGCCAGCATGGCCCGCATCGAGGCCGGCGCGGCCTTGATCCAGAACCTGTCCCTAGTCATCATCGACACCGACCAGGCCTACTTCCTTGGGGACGAGGGCAATAGCAACGAGCAGCGCAAGGCGTTCGCCCAGATCCTGCGCCGGCTACTGCGGCTCCCCGGCAATCCGACCGTGCTGGTCAACTGCCACCCGGTCAAGAATGCCACCCAAGACAATCTGGTGCCGATGGGCGGCTCGTCCTTCCTCAACGAGGTCGACGGCAACATCACCTGCTGGACCGAGGACCGCACCTGTACGATCCGACCGCATTCCAGCAAGTGGCGCGGGGTGGCGTTTGAGAGCCTGTCCTTTGAGCTGAAAACCATCACCAGCGACCGGCTGGTCGACAGCAAGGGGCGGCACCTTCCCAGTGTGATCGCAGTGCCTATCAGCGATGCCGGTGCCGAGCGTCGGGCGGCAGTCGCCGAGGCCGACGAGGACACGGTGTTGCGGCTGATGAACGCCAGCAAGAATATCTCGATGGCGGCACTCGCTAAGGCGGCGGGTTTTGTGCTGCCAGATGGCAGCCCCGCCAAGGCCAAGGTGCAGCGCACCATGGAGCGGTTGAAACGGGCAAAACTGATCTACAATCATAGGGGGAATAAATACAGGCTAACTAAAAAGGGTTGCAAGGCGATCGGGGTTAAGTGGCACGCCGACAGTGACGCCGATGATGATGATTAGCGGTGTCTAATTACCAAACACTACCATTATACTACCGATACGATTTGACCTATCGTATCGGGCCGATACGAGGCCGATACGGTGCCGATACGAACATGGGTTACCTTATTGATAATTCTAAACAATCAATACCGATACGATGCCGATACGACGAGCCAAGTTCCATCGTATCGTATCGGTACCTCTCTCCTTTAGGGAGAGGTACCGCAAAACGATTTAGGAAAACAGCCGATACGGGGAGGCCAAAATGGACGTCGATGAAGTCGAGCGGGAAATAGACCGGGTCGGGGATCTGGTCGACGTCACCGAGGCGGAACTGGACGCGCTGCGCCAGCTGCTGAAGCCCTACTATTTCGAACGAGAAAATATCTACCACAGCGTCAAGCGGACCCACGATCAGCGCAGCGATGGTGCCGTGGTGTTTCACCCCGAGGGAGCCGTTGATCGGGTTCCGATGTTCACGGCGCTCGACAACCTGAACGCAGACTGGCTGGAGCCAAGGCGGGATTGGACCGTGGTGAAGTCCCGCCTCTCCAACTACGAGCGCGCCCTGAAGAAACTCAAGACCGAGCTCAAGCACCTCAAACGGAAGGAAGGCAAAAATGACAAAGGTCAAGGAAACCTCTTCAACTGACCGCCGCTGGAACTCAAGCTACGGAACCTACCTGTCGGGTCAGGCCGCCATCGACGGCGCAGACGCCACGGCGATCGAAATGGAACGGCGATGGGGTGCCGGTCGGCTGCGCCTCTTGGTCAGCCCCGAGCTGCGGGAGAAGTTCGACAGGCAAAGGTTCCTGTTCAACTCGGCGATCCACCACGGCGATCTCGAGGAGGTCCAGCGCCAAGCCGCCCGCATGACCGCGGCGTACCGGGGCCTCAACCTCGCAGCCGAGGCCGTGGGTGCGCCCAAACTGTCCCCCGTGGTCTGGGAGGTCGGCCTCGCCGATGGCACCGTGGCGGCCATCGTGAGGTCATACGAGGACGGCGCCGAAATCAACCGCGAACGCCGCCTCGTGGTATACACCCTCGAAGAGATCGGCCGTATGCTCGATAACTACCGCCAAGTGGTCGATACCAAGATCGTGTTCCCAGGCGCCGAGGTGGTCGCCATCCGGCGCCAGTCGATCGAAGATCCCCTGCAAGGTGTCCCGGACGGCGTCTCCCTCGATGATCCCATCGACGACATCCCAGCCTTTGGGGTGTGATAAAACCTTGACGCCAGATATGGCGTCAGCGCATGTTCCATTCCGCAGGGCGCCCACACGCAAGCCTCGAAGGCCTGCGCATGAGCAACGCTAAAATCATCAGTATCGTCGACGCCGAAATGCGCGAGCTGGAGGCCCGCATCACCGTGCGCGTCGACGAAACCATGCAAATCATCGCCGACGAACTGGCCCGATTGCGCCACCGCGTCGCCAAATTGGAGGAGGGGAGGCCCCCTGAAGTAAGTGGCTGTAATTAAAGATAAAGCATGGCTTGAAAGCCTCTGCCGGTCCTACACCGAGGCGAACGTTAAAACGCTCGGAGGATGGGCCACTGGCGAGAATATCGACCCCGACCTGCAACTGCGGGCCATCAATGCCCTGATGGACCGCGGCTGGGGCAAGCCAGCGCAAGACCAGACGCACGAAGTCAAGGGCGAGATCAAAGTAACCCTGCGCAAGATGCTTGAGGACGACGATGGCTGATGATGTCGAGCGCATGGTCGATGCAATGAAGGCGCGGCACGAGAGCGGTGCCGAGACAATCACGCTGCTGATCACCGAGGCAGAACTGCGCAACAACTCCGAGCAGGCGCTGTTCGAACTAATCGCGCAGCGGCTCAACGCAGCGCAGAAGCAGATCCGCGAGCGTGATGCAAAGGACGGCAAATGAACGCCACCGTCGAGATCGACATGCCGCACCGGCGCTGGCGACCTCGCGAGCATCAGAAAAATCTCTGGCGCTATTTGATGCGCGGCGGCAAGCGCGCCGTCGCAGTCTGGCACCGCAGAGCCGGCAAGGACGAAATCTGCCTGCACGCCACCGCCATGGCGATGATGGAACGGCCCGGCAACTACTGGCATTGCCTCCCCGAATATGCCCAAGGCCGCAAGGCTATCTGGGAGGCAGTCAATCCACACTCAGGCATGAGGCGCATCGATGAAGCATTCCCCCACGAAATGCGATCCAGTACCCGAGACAACGACATGCACATCCGTTTCCACAACGGAAGCACCTGGAACGTCATTGGTAGCGACAGCGTCACATCCGGCTCCGGCATCGGCTCATCGACCGCTGGTATTATCTTCTCGGAGTACGCACTGGCGAACCCGTCAGCATGGGCCTTCTACCGGCCGATCCTGGAAGAAAACAACGGCTGGGCCGCGTTCATCGGCACTCCCCGCGGACGCAATCATCTACTTCAACTATTCGAGCATGCCAGGCGAACACCCGGATGGTTCGCCGAGCAACTCCCCGTTACAGCAACGGCTGCTCTCACAAACGAGGCTCTTGCCGAAGCCCAGCGAGAAATGATCGCGCTGTACGGCG